GGTTATAACCGCTTGCTTTGATATAGAACTTTGCATGAAACTGACTGCCAACCTTGGTGCGTAGGGAAAGCTCAACCAAGTAGTTAGGCAGCTCGTTTGCCGTGTCACCCGTGTATTCCCAGAAGCACGACATCCGACCAGAGCCAGACATCAGCGTACTAATACGACTTCTAAACTCATCAGATAGCGTTGTCGTGTCAACAGTTTCGCGCTCAGTATTAAGCTCAAAACTATTAACCTGTGCCAATAAACGCGCAATGCTGTTCTCAACAGTGACTGCAATTGGAATGTTGTTGCCGGGAACTGCAAGGGCTACTGCGTTCGTTGGCCCACCGTTTACAGCATGAGCAAAAGTGTTGTAAAGCCTGATGCCACCAAGGTCATCAACATAAATAAACTTTTTTACACTTGAATCTGCATAACTATTGATAAAATCAAGGGCACTGCCGTCAGTGCTTTTAATCTCAATTTGGTCACCAGTAATTAACTGCCCATGGTCAAAGTCAAAGCTAAAGCGTTTTGCCGTAGCGTTAACGTCGCTGGTGTTAATTGTTGAGCTAAGTTCGCTACCGTCAAACTGACGTTGCAGTTCAACTTTGCCAAACGTACCAAGGTAAACACTCATGAGATCGTGGCGGCTAGCAGCTCTCCCGTACCAATAAACGAGATCTCAGCACGCACCAGGTCAGCAGTGGCAGCACCCATCGTGGCGCTTGAAACATAAGCGTTGATCTTGATGTCGTTAGTGTCCGTGCCATCCACCCAACGGAATGTCAGGTCAACGGTATCGCTGCTCGTAACACCAGCTGAACCAGTCTTGACCAGTGCGCTCAACAGGCTTGTTGTGTTGATAGAGCCGCTGTCTTCTTTGTAATAAAGCAAGCTGCAGCTACCCGTATAGCCAACAACACCTGGAACGTAACTGCGGATATTCTCACTAAGCGTTGTGGTTTCTAACGTCTCAAGGTTTGCTTGCACCGAGAAACTCGACACTTTGGCAACGGTCGTACCAGCGACTTGCAAGACGCCATCTCTGCCGGTATAGACCTTTGCCATCAGATCACGCCAATGAGACTCACTGTAACAGTGCTAACCCCAGGCCGCACCTGCGTTAATTGTGGTGCGCTTTCATAGCGGTACGCATTCCCATGGGTTGTCGCTCCAATCGCATCAATATTGCCTTCCCAGCCACGTTTGGCAACGTCAATCCCAAACGTTGTAAACGTGCCTTTCATCTCGTCGTAGTGGTCAAGAAACAACTCAGCGTTTGCGTCAGTGATGTTGGCATAACTCAATGACAGCTTCATGTTGGTGCGGTTGCTGCCGTACAGAATCCGCGTCTCAGCGCCGTTTTGCGACTTAAACGTTTTGATCGGGTAGTCCCCCGCATCAAAAGAACGGCTGGTTGGAACAAGTGCTGGAAAAGCCATTAGTCGCTTAAGTTCTCGTCAGGGCTAATGTCAAACGGCCCGCTTTGCATCATGTGCGCGAGCTTACTGCTTCCATCATCGTTGCAAGGGTGCTCTGATGCAACGATGTCCACAGTGCCTTCCTGCGAAAACGTCAGTTGCTCTACAACATAAACGTTTTGAGATACCTCGGGGTTAGTCAAGGTAAAGACAGAATTGTGGAACGTTGAGTCAGTAACCACCCCATCACTGACATTCAGCGTTCCAATCTCAACATCCTCTGAATTAATTTGAAAGTAAGAAACGTTGTATTGCCCGTCGTTTAGAGGCGTGACACTGGTGACCTGGCCGGTTGAGCTAATTGACCCGTTGTTAGCAGAACTGTACGGGCTTGACTCTGTAACGACCTTGATAAACGACCCAGCCTGGAGATCGAGGCCGTGAACAGTTGTCGAGAAGCTAATCGTATGTGTTACGAGTTGACGCAAGGCTAGAAAGTATTTGCCAACTTTTATCGCATGTTCTTTTGACGTGCAGAATTGCGTAAGGTTAAATTGCTCATGCGGCACCCTTTCAATGTTTGCAGATGTTTGTAGCGCGTCATAGCTTACTGTTCTTTTAGCTTTTATTTCTACAACTTTTTCTTCTGGGAACTTGTTCTTGGTTTCTTGCCTGTAACGGACATTTGCTTTGAACGGTCTACGCTCTTCTGAGCTTAAGTATTCAACCTTTAATGAATCTTGGAGAATGTTTCCAGCCGTAAAGAGCTGACTGATTTTAAGAGAGCCAAGCTCAATTTGACCACTCTTTGGGACATGCGGAATAGCAGGCAGCAAGGCAAATTTGCCATCGGTTAAAACAAAGTTACACAAGAAATTTGGAGCCATGTCCATTACAAACTGACGCAAGTTAACGTTTTCGCCAATAACGCCATTAAAAAACAATTTCTGCTTTCGTAAGAACTTGGAAGTTTCTTTTAACTTGTCTTTTTCAATCAAGGTTGGATTTGCCGCCGTCATTCCCGTCAACCCTCCCGCACCACCCATCTGATCGGTAAATAAGTAAAACACAAGATCTGTCAGTAGATTGCTTGGGCCTTTTGACTGACCGTTTGGTTCGTAAGTATTTAGATCTGCGTGCAATCTTTCTACGTGGATCCCTCTACCAATCCAAGTTCGTAATTGGTCTAGCTGCGTAAAATTACGACTGGCCTTTAGCGAAAGACCGGCCATCGTTAAATCGTTGTACGAAGGGATTGGGTCGTTAGGCAGTATTTCGTTCACGTAAACGACTTCATGCTCTGGCTCGCTTTCGTTTGATTTTTTGACAAGGCTTCTATAAAAGCTAACATCTGCGTACTGGCTTTGGCCTTCAAAGAAAACCTCCGCGTCTATGGTGCTTGACCCAGGCAATTCCTCTCGTTGAGCTATTTTAAACCTGAGCCCAGAAAGACTATAGACAGTTTGGAAGGGATTATCGTTTGCAATACTCAAGACTGCACCAAATCTATCGTTAATTTCCCAGTTAGAGGTCGTGCTATTTCCCTCGACTATATCAATACTTGGATCAGTCCAGGCTTTTGTTTCGCCTGACCAATGGTTACTTGCAAGTTGCTTGACTGCAGATTTATAGCGGAGACGAATGCTCTTGTTGCCTTCGGTATAGGTTCGCGAAACTGTTCTGACCGTCCCAACAGGCAAACTATCTGCAAAATGATTCTCAAGAGCAAACAACTGATAGTAAAAACCGTTTGTTCTTCCTGGTATGGCTTCAACTGTTCTTACAGATGTCACTCTATAGGCTTGCCCAGAGTAACGAAGATTACGTTCATTATTTGGGGTTCGATCGTGTTTGAAAGGATTGCTATTTTGATAAGGATTGCTATCACCCCCTGGGACGTTTGTTCCACCTATACCGCGCTTTATTCTTAGCTGGCTGCCAGGAGCATAATTACCTGAACTGGCCAGCACTTCAATGCCTGCAGGAGCCCAAACAGTGTCCTGTCCGCCGTACTCTCTTGCATAATGTCCGCTAGACAATCGTCTTTTGACTAAAGTCCAACGCACAATGACAAAGTTTAAATCGTCATTAGCATTTAAAAATTCTTTCGTGACAACCGTGATTGTTTGATCCACCGCAACAGAGCTGTCGTCAGGATTATCAGCAATTTCGTATGTCATTGCTCCTATTCGGCCCGCTGTTGCATTGCTTTCGTTTGAAAAATTTCCTACAAACTCAACTGAATCAATTTGATTTTCAGTGCCCGCACTATCTGCAGGAAGAACATTCCGCACTACAACTACAGACGGGGTGCCCAAGCCTGGAGGAGTGAAATCAAAGCTAGGCTTTCTTGTAAATTCTTTATTGGCCCGTATCGCTGATCTTTCTACTACCGACCCAGCAGCGATAATATTAAACACGCCATCAATATTTCCTACGCTGGCTGGCTCGTTAACCAAAGATGTTTCGGAATCGTTGTTTGGAATAGTTGCTGAAAGTTTTATAAACTTAGCATCATCTGGAAGCGCTCTTAACTCAGAGCCGGGTATAGGCACAATTTTAAATTCAAATTCCTCTGGCCCTAGACCTCTCGGGCTTTCAATCCTAATAAAGTTGTACTGAGCTACAGGTCTTTGGCCTACAACCACAAATCGCAACTGGAAAGCTCTAAAATCACGCGGATTGCCGCTTGGATTAAGTCCTGCCTTTCTAATAAAAATTCTAAAACACGAAGACCTTGCAATTGTTGCTGTAATCGTTCCGGTGGTCACCGTTACATTACCCTCGTCGTATTCATTGATTTCATCTGACGATGGCAACCCAGGGAAAGAACATAGCCCTTGTAAATTTTGATATACCGTGCTTTTAATTCCTAACTCCGTGACAACTGCGGGACGGTTATTGCGCACGGTTGCCGTCGCGATTTGAGTCAAAGGGAAAAACCCCGCGCCAATACCATCACGATCGTCAAGATAAACAGTTGGGTTGATAACCCTGCTCAAGCTTACTATGCCTATTTTGTTTTCTAATGATTCACTTGTATCAATACACCTAAGTGTAATTTTTTGATCATCGTTTTCTTTACTCTCTGGATTAAACTCAATAAGCAGCCTGTCAATAACTTTCCACAGGGTATTACCTATGGCAAATATTTCGCCTTTTTGCATTGCTGCGTCAGCGGCAACCTGTTCGGCCAAAACTGTTGAATTAATGTCGTCTACTTTCTCGCCAAGTTGATCTTTTCTTGATGCGTAAGCATCTGTAGGTATCTTGCTATTAGATATTCGGAAAATTATTGAGTCATTTACCTCAACATCGACAATTTTAGTCAATTCAGCGCCACTGGTTGTTGTGTCAACTCCACCACGAACATGACGGACCACTCCCATGCGTGGACTGTACTGACGGCCTTCGCCTTCATGCTTTTGTTTTCGCACGATTTTTGTGTACTCTGGAAGGTCGCTTGCATTTGTCCCAGGATCTACGCCCTTTGAAGGGTCTCCGTCTCTGCCTAAATTTAAATCGCCAATAACTTTTATGCGTTTAATTATATTAACTCTTTGTTTTTTGTCGTTTATGTTGTCCCTGGGGACAGTAATTACTTGATAATTTAATCTGTAGCCTGTTCCATTGACGATCGCTCCATATATGCCAAAC